GGGCCAAGTCTGGCCCGCAGGACCAAGCTCCAGCCGCCGCCCGTTTACGGCCAGACGCGAACCCGCTTATCAAGGGCGCGCGAGGCTCAGGGATTCCGAATTCAACCGCCGTCGCTGGGGCGCTTCCAGCCGTTCTCGTCAGCCTCCCAGTCAATCAGCACGCTGCGCAGTTGCCGCACTGCCTCCGTGAGTTGGACAACGGCCGATCGCGCCTCCTGATCCTGAATACTCACGGACGAGGCCATGGCCGCATCAAGTGCCACATCGGCCTTGAGGAAGCGCGGGTCGGAGATGGCTGATTTCTTCATCGCTGGCAGAGCCTTTCGTTGGTGGAATCTCATCATAGGCAGATGCGGCTCCCGTTGATGGGCAATATTGAAAATCAGTTGTCTCCTGGCTGACCGCCAGCCCTTCGCCCGCATCAGCCGCCACGAGTGGTTCGGGCTTTTTCTTTCGGCCCCGCTCATCCCGGCAACGTGAGCCGGCGCCACACGGGTAAATGTGGCGGTTCTCCGGCGAATGCGGTCCCGCTCAATCACGAGTGCCGCGAACAGCCATCACCCCAGCGCCTCACGGCGTAAGTGCTCATGGGGCGTCGAATTCGAAAGGCCCCGCTATGGGACGACCATCCAAACTCAGCGAGGCCAAGTGGGAGCAGATCAAGAAACGGCTCCTGGCAGGCGAGAAAGCTGCAGACCTCGCAAGAGAGTTTGGAGTATCGAAATCAGCGATCAGCAGCCGAGTTTCGAAACGAATCGAAACTGTTCGGGAAGTCGCGCACAAGATCGTTGAGACCGAGTCTGCCATTCGGGAACTGAGCATCGCGGACCAGATTTCAGCCGTTTCGCTGGCTGACCAACTGCGGGCGATTTCTGGACACCTGGCGGGTGCTGCCAACTTCGGCGCGGCCACCGCGCATCGGCTTTCGGGCATCGCCCACGCCAAGGTGCAGGAGATCGATGACGCGGCGCCACTGAACGCGGAAAGCATCGAATCGCTCAAGGGCGTGTCGGTGCTCACCGAGATGGCGAATAAGGCCAGCGTCATCGGCCTGAACCTACTGAGCGCAAACAAAGAGATGACGAAGTCCTCGCTTGAGGACGCGCCGGTCCTGCCGGTTCGGATCGTTGTACAGGTCGAAGATGCAAGTCAACCCGAGCCCGCGGCTAAACAAGCCGCAGGCTGAGTTCATCGCCCTTGACCGCAAGTTCCGGGCGTTCGTCGCGGGCTTCGGCAGCGGGAAGACATGGGTAGGGAGCGCGGCCTTGTGTCAGCACGCGTGGGAGTGGCCCAAGGTCAACAGCGGCTACTTCGCCCCGACCTATGCCCAGATCCGGGACATCTTCTACCCGACGATTGAAGAGGTCGCCGAGCAGTGGGGCCTGACGACAGACATCCACGAGACGAACAAGGAGGTTCACCTCTACTCGGGTGGCCAGTACCGCAGCACGATCCTCTGCCGGTCGATGGAGAAGCCTGGCGACATCGTCGGCTTCAAGATCGGCAAGGCGCTGATCGACGAGCTTGACGTGATGAAGGCGCACAAGGCAGCGATCGCCTGGCGCAAGATCATCGCGCGGATGCGCTACAAGATGGACGGCCTGAAGAACGGCATCGATGTGACGACGACGCCCGAAGGCTTCAAGTTCGTCTATCAGCAATTCGTCAAGGCAGTGCGCGAGAACCCCGAGTTGTCGAAGCTGTACGGCCTGGTGCAGGCAAGCACCTATGACAACGCGAAGAACCTGCCGGATGACTACATCTCGTCGCTGCGCTCGAGCTATCCGCCGCAGCTGATCGAAGCCTACATCCGCGGGCAGTTCACGAACTTGGCAAGCGGCAGCGTCTACCCAAACTTTGACCGGGAGTTGAACCACACCCCTGAGCGCATCAAGGAAGGCGAGGCCCTGCACATAGGTATGGACTTCAACGTCCTGAACATGACTGCGGCGGTCAGCGTGATCCGCGACGGCATGCCACTGACGCTGGAAGAGCTCACAAAGGTGCGCGACACCCCGGCGATGGCCCGGTTACTGAAGACCCGCTACCTGGACAAGAAGCATGCCGTGGTGGTCTATCCAGACGCCAGCGGCGGCAACACCAGCAGCAAGAACGCCAGCGAGTCGGACCTGAGCATCCTGAAAGAGGCCGGCTTCACGATCAGCGTGAACCCCTCGAATCCGGCCGTGAAAGACCGGGTCAATGCGGTGAACGCGATCACCCTGAACGCAGTCGGCGAGCGCCGATGGAAGATCAATACCGATGCCTGCCCCGTCCTGACCGAGTCTCAGGAGCAGCAGGCCTACGACAACAACGGTGAGCCGGACAAGTCGACCGGGCACGACCACGCAAATGATGCTGTTGGCTACTTCTTGGTGAGGCGTTGGCCCATCGTGAAGAAGACCATCTCCGCCACACCGTTCCGAATGTAAACATGGCCCTTGACGTCAACCAACAATCGCCGGAAGTCGCAGCGATGGCCACGCAATGGCCTGTCGCCGAGGCGTTGCTGGGTGGGACGCCGACCATGCGCGCCGCGGGCAAGAATTTTCTCCCGATGGAGACGCGCGAGGCCGCGGCAGACTACGAATATCGCCTGAGCGTCGCCACGCTGTTCCCGGCCTTCCGCCGCACCATCACTGTGATGGCCGGCAAGCCCTTCAGCAAGCCGCTCACGTTCGGCGAAGACGTGCCGGAGACGATCAAGGGCCTGTGCGACGACTGCGACCTCGAAGGCCGCAACCTGCACACGTTCATGGCCGAGCTCATGCAGAAAGTCCTGGCCTTCGGTCTGGAAGGCGTGCTCGTGGACTACCCGGTGACCGCCGGCCAGGTCCGCACGCTGGCCGACGAAAAGGCCATCGGGGCCCGCCCGTACCTGGTGCCAATCAAGCACAGCCAGATCCTGGGCTGGAAAACGCGCAAGGTGAACGGCGTCACGAAGCTGGCGCAACTGCGCATCGCCGAGGTGAAGGAGGTCGAAGACGGCCCCTTTGGCGTGAAGTGCGTCAAGCGCGTGCGCGTGCTGGCGCCGGGCTCGTTCGAAGTCTGGGAAGAGACCGAAAAGAAGGAGTGGATTCTGGTCGAGGGCGGCCTCACCACCCTGGACGACATCCCGTTCGTGCCCTTCTACGGCGCGCGCCTGGCCTTCATGTGCGGCGTCTCGCCGCTGCTGGACCTCGCGTACCAGAACGTCAAGCACTGGCAGCAGCAGAGCGACCAGGACGACAGTGCCCGCTTCGCGCGCAAGCGCCTGCTGGTGTTCTCAGGCATCACGGAAGACAGCGAAATCATCGCGTCATCGCATTACTCGGTGAAGCTGCCGCAGGGTGCGACGGCCACGGTGGTGCAAGGCTCGGCAGAGAGTGTGACCGTCGGCCGCACGGAGCTCGACGCGCTCGAGGCCCAGATGATCACCACCGGCGCCGAGCTGCTGGTCGTGAAGCCTGGAGAGCAGAAGTCGGCGACCCAATCGAACAACGACGCAGAGGGCAACAAGTCCGACCTGCAGCGCATCAGTGAGAACTTCGCGGATTCGATCGATCAGTGCCTCCAGTTCATGGCGGAATGGCTGAAAGAGCCTACGGGCGGCCACGTGACCCTGTTCTCGGACTACGGCGCTGGCTCACTGTCGGATGCGTCGGCACAGTTGATCATCAGCATGCAGCAGGGCGGCTTGATCACGAAGGAAACGGCGATTCGTGAGCAGCAACGCCGCGGCACCCTGTCCCCCGACATCGATCCCGAAGCCGAGCTCGACGCGGTGGCCGAGGAGGGGCCGAAACTGGGCGAGATCACCGACGAGGACATCGACCCGCTGACCGGCCTTCCGAGAAAGCCTGAACCGGCCGCTGGCTGATGGCCACGGTCAACGAGAAGCTGCTGGATGCAGAGACCGACCACGCGGTCAACCTGCAGCAGTACAGCGCCGGGGTTGTGCAGCGCATCATTGCGATCCTGAACCGGGCCGACGCGCGGCTCGCAGCGGCCTTGATGGAGGCACTGGAGAGGGTGGACGCAACGACGTTCACGATCGAGCGCTTGGAGGCGATGCTGGGTGCGGTGCGGTCCCTGAATCAGGAGGCCTACGACGCCATCGGGCGCGCGCTGCCGGAAGAAATGGCGGTACTGGCGACCTACGAAGCGGGCTACCAGTTCGACCTGTTCGCCAAGACGATCCCCGCCGGAGTGCAGGCAGTCGTTCCAGTGCAGGCGATCAGCGTCGAGCAGGCCTACGCGGCGGCGATGAGTCGGCCCTTCCAGGGGCGCCTCCTGCGCTCCTGGGCGGCGGCGGTCGAGCCGACCCGCATGGCGCAGATCCGGAACGCGGTGCGCGACGGCTACCTGCAGGGCAAGACCAATGACCAGATCATCCGTGACATCCGGGGCACGAAGGCAAAGGGCTATGAAGACGGCATCCTGAACCGGGGTCGCATCGAGGTCGAGGCCGTTGTCCGGACAGCGGTGGCGCATACAGCGGCCATGGCCCGCGAGGAGTTCTACAAGGCAAACACCGAGTTGATCGCGGCCCTGAAGTGGGTGTCGACGCTGGACCTGCGCACGAGCGCGATGTGCCGCATCCGCGACGGGAAGAAGTACACGACGGACCACAAGCCTGTCGGGCACTCGGTGCCGTGGCTGCAGGGGCCGGGCCGGCTCCACTGGCGGTGCCGCTCAAGCAGCGCGCCGATAACGAAGTCATTCCGCGAACTCGGCATCGACATCGACGAGTTGGCGCCGGCAGAGCGTGCCAGCATGGACGGCCAGGTGCCGGCGGAGATGAGCTACGGCGAGTGGCTGCAGAAGCAATCGGCCAAGCGTCAGGATGAGGTTGTCGGGCCGGTGCGTGGCAGGCTCATGAGAGAGGGGCGGGTTCCCTTCGACCAGTTCTACAACGCTCGGGGCGAGTGGATTGACCTGGATGTGTTGCGCGCTCGGGATGCCGAGGCTTTCAAGAAGGCTGGCTTGTAGGCAAAATGGCGGCATGACTGAAACACAGGTGACTGACCGGAAACTGCTCAAGGCTGCCGCGAAGGCGGCGGGGATGATTCCGCCGCCTGCCGGCATGGAGGAAGGCGGCGCCGGGCCTATGAGCAAAGGCGGCCTGGTCTTTTCGGGCAACGGCGAGTGCATTGACTGGAACCCGCTGACCGACGACGGCGACGCGCTACGGTTGGCGGTGAAGCTGCACTTGCACAAGGCAATTGCTGAAGCGCACCGGCTCGTATCGAACGAACTGGACTTCTACGCCACCACCCGGCTCGCCATCGTCCGTGCCGCTGCCGCGTTGGCATAGCGTGCCAACCCTGAAGCTCGTCCCTCCCGTCGAACCCTCTCCAGTCGAGAAGGTCCGCCAGCGCGTGCGTGCGATGCCGAAGCCGGCCGCCGTGCTGCAGTGCAACCGCTGCGGTGGCCGGGAGATGATCGAGACGAAGACTGGCATGCTGTTCAAGGACGGCAAGGCCAGCGGAGGCACAAAGCAGATCGTCTGCGTGACTTGCCTGATGAAGGGCGAAAGGGTGGTGGTCGCATGATCGGTGTTTTTGGAGCGCAAACAGGTGCCGCGATCCGACGATTCTTCGACGGGAGCGTCCCGCTGTGGTTGTATGCCACCCTCGCCGTGGCAATGATCATCTGCGCCGTCCTGGCGTACCGAGACTGGCGAAACCGCCGCTACTGAACACCGGCCGCAAGGCCCAAAACAACCCGCCCCGGGCAGCCGCGGCGGGTTTTCTTTTTCCCAAGCCGTTGTGCGCAAGCCCAGCGGCTTTTTTCATGCCTCAAACGCGGATGCGGAGTAGGGCGCTTCGGGCCGGATGGCTCACCGCACACGGTTGGATGACCGTGAAGAAAGTACCTCAACCATGCCATTCAAATACGACGCAGACGGCAACATCGTCATTCAGGAAGTCAACGGCCAGAAGCTGCCCGTGTTCGTGCACGCAGACGGCAAAGAAGCTCCCTTCGATGGCGACGGAACTGTCTCCACGATCAGCCGCCTCAACGGCGAAGCCCGCACCCACCGGGAGGCCAAGGAGGCTGCAGAGCTTGCTCTGAAGCCGTTCAAGGACGCCGGCATCACGGATGCGGCTGCAGCCGTGAATGCGTTGAAGACCGTGAAGAACCTCGACGACAAGAAGCTGGTGGATGCCGGCGAAGTCGAGAAGATTCGCCAGGCGGCGATCGATTCGGTCCGTGCCGAGTACGAGCCCTTCAAGACCAAGGCGACTGAACTGGAGCAGCAGCTCTATGGCGAGAAGATCGGCGGCGCCTTCGCGCGCTCGAAGTTCATCGCCGAAAAGATCGCCGTTCCCGCCGACATGGTGCAAGCCGCGTTCGGCAGTCGGTTCAAGGTCGATGGTGGCAAGACGGTTGCGCTGGACCTCAACGGCCAGCCGATCTTCAGCCGCACGCGTCATGGCGAGCCTGCCGACTTCGAAGAAGCCCTCGAGATCATGGTGGATGCCTACCCGCACAAGGCAAGCATCCTCAAGGGATCGGGCGCATCGGGCGGCGGCGCAGGCGGCAATGGTGGGGGCGGCTCTGGCGGCAAGAAGACCATCACCCGTGAGCAATTCGGAAAACTGGACCCCGCAGCGCAAGCCGCAGCGGCCCGGGATGCGAACACTGTCATCACGGAATAAGCGATTTCCAAGCAACCCCGGGCCGCCATGAGCG